CGCATTAGTAATCCCGTAGCCAGCCAGCGTCGTCGGTGTGCCGGTAATAGTTGACCAGGCTACTGACTCAGTGGAAATGTCATTAACGCCGCCGATGTCGTCGTATTCGCCAATCTGCACGTCGTTGGCGTCTTTCAATACAAACCGATACAGCACGCCTTCCGACAGCCACATGTCCTCCGGCAGTCTGCCGCCAGAGTTAAGGATGATGGGATTGGCATTAGCAGACGTGCCTAGCACCGACGTGTAAGTCGTCTGCGGGGTCGTGGTGCCAGCGGCGTAAGTGTAAATCTTTCCGCCCGACAGTATTTCGCCGTCGTCGGTAAAGAACTGCGCTCCAGCGCCAGCAAAGGCTGAAAGGTAAACGGTCATACATACACCTGCATAACAGTCAAAATGATAGAAGGTATGGCTGGAACGGGCGGAGCAGCGGCAAATTGCTGTAACTGCACGTCCAAAGCATCCACAGAAAAATACAACTGAAAATAGTCGCCGTTTGACAGCGGTAAGAAAAAGTTAGCCGCCGAAAATATTTCAGCGTTGTTGCCTTGAATCTGAATCAACGACGCTGAGTTGGCTACCGCTGTGCCGTTGATAGCAGGCCAAATGTACAGCCGCCCCGTGCCGCCCGAAGTCTTATCGACTTGGATAGAAAACTGCACGTTGTAGATAGCAGGGCGAGTAACTTTAATCTTGCTACTATCACCCGGATCGCGGTACACGCCATACGCCGGGTCGGCGTTGTTGTACGTGATGGCTTTAGCCGTATTGATAATCGTAGCCGCTTGCGTCTGCGTTGAGAAAAACGACCCGTAGTTAATTAGACCCGGCTCAAAGCGAGGCGGTCCTTTTTGCAAATCGTCAACTTGGGTACGCAGTACCGCAACCTCGTCCTCAACGTTAGCGGCCAAGGACGGCGTAATCTCAAGGTCAGCAATAGAGGTGGACGTAGTTCCGCCACCTGTCAGTTGGTACTGGTTGTTAAGGAAGCGGAACCACTCACGCGAAACCAAGCCCGTCCGTTCATCAAGGAACGGAACACGCGGGGCTGGGATTTGCGTGATGTTCTGTGCCATTACGATGCCGTCGGACTAATCTGTAGTTCGGCGCCCATAATGGCAACCTTGACGGGATCGGTGCCGCTGACCTCATATACGCGGTCACGCAGTTTTAGCGTCATGCCAAGGCGGCGGAATATAGCGCGAGTGCCGTATTGACCGGTGCGACCCATAGAAGTCGTGCGCTCGCCGTTCCAAGTGTGACCGCCATCGTCTGACCAGCGCAGCATCAACTGCGGGTTAGCACCCACCACGGTCGGCTCATCAATGGCGAGGCTGATGCCGTTGTCTTCTGTGACGCCAATCGGGTCAAGCGTCTGTGTCGTAATCTCTTCTGGCACTTGCGTACCCAAGATTCCCGACACGCCAAGGCCGCCAGTTTCAGTGTTAATAATGACCGAAGTTTCGGTGGTGATCTCTACGGGCGGGTCAAGTGGATCAATACCGTTCAATCCGACGCCAGTTTCGCAATCAATTTGAAGCGAGTGATGAGCAGTGCGCTTTAGGTCATTAGCGCCAGTCGGCAACGCACGCCAGCGACGTAACCACTTCTGTGTTTGCCCGTCATCGGCGTATACGTCTAGGTCAAACTCGTACAACTTACCGTTCTGGTAATCACCCACAATCGGCACGCCGTTAAAGCGAGCGTGGTTGTTTCCTCGGTGGCGCTTGAAGTCACCATTACGGAATCCTGCACGTTCGTGCCAAGCACCCGTAGCGGCGTCAAACACCCATGTTGTATCAGCGTTAGTAAAGTTCAACACGTAGAACGTGTGACCGTCTTGTTGGTAGGTGTAACCCACCGCGTCGGACAAGTTGCCGTACCCTTGAATGGCAAACTCAACGGCATGAGTAGATACACGGATGCCTTGATAACCGTTGGCTCGATAGACGATACCCTGACCGCGAGCGTCTGCGCCTAGCCAAAAGACGGAGTTATCCATCTTGGCGACGGAGTACGGCGCAATACAGCCAATCTCGTTATAAGCGCCTTGGATGCGGGTAAGGGGGAAGTCAGGGTCGCCCGAGTTATACCAGACCTCCACCGAGTTCGTGCCAAAGAGCCACGCTTCACGGTGATCAATGATGAGGGAGACTAACCCGTCTGGTGAACCCTCCGCACTCGCAAAATCCAAGGGGTCAACTGACAAGCCATCCAATAGACTTGTTACCCACACTCTTTGCGAGTTCGGTTCGTTAAACACAAAGTAACCGTCAAGGTAGCCGACCGTGACAGCGCCCGGAAAGTCGGGGTCGGTAATCTGTTGGAAAGCGTCCGTAACGCTGTTGTAGATATATCCATCAGGATTGGCGGCAATAAATATTTGCGTGCCGTTATCTGCCATAGACACCGGGCCGGTGCCAGACACGAACCCCAATGACGGCGCTAATTGGTTTTCTAACAAGATGGTTTCGCCATCTTCTAACAAGATAAAAAAGCCGTCTTCCAGCAACAGTTGATTTTGGCCTTGCTGCACATAGTTGTTGTCCAACTTGTACATCTGGTCGCCAGAAACAACGTACAGATAATTGCCTAACGTCCACAAGCCTCGAATCGGGCCGGTGCCAACCGTCGCCTTTAGCGCCAAACCGGGGCAGCGTTGCAGGTACGCAGGCTCTTTACCGCCCTCCGGCACAACTTCTGGATACAAGTTGACCATCCGGTTGTCGGCAGCATTGACCGACCGGATGACATACGACGACCCTAGGATCGGCGTCTTCACTTAGAAGTTTCCAGTGAAGATGTTGAAGCGCGGACGGTTGACGATCAGTGCCGCTGGCATTGCCATCAAGTCATCCGGGTTGTTGATGCGCTTCAGGTCGCGCTTACTGGTCATTGCAATGCGTTGCACCTGCGGAGACGGTTCAACGCCAAACTCGGCTGCAAGTTCACAGGCCAAGCAAAAACGGAACGCACGCAGGTATCCAGGCGGGAACGCAAGGGTGGTGTCCAGCGTGGCTGGTTGCGCCAGCGGACGCACCGACACAAAGTGAAACTCCAGTATCTTGGTCGGTACTGGGTAAATGTAAATCTCCACGTCCGGGTAGGTCATGTTGACCCACATCAACTGTGGATAAGTTGAGGTCACTGTCTTAACGGCAATATTGTTGTACTGCTCGTTATTGATCAGTTTGATGCCATACGACACGTTGGTCGATGGGTCACGGAAATAGGTAGCGTCGTCCATTAGGATCGGACGTTCGGCCACAAACGTGCCGGTCGGCCCCATCGTAATGTTACGAACGGTAGGCAGCCAGTTGTAGACTTGATCTTGGGTCGAGAAGACCGCCAGACGCTCCGTACTCCAAGAGTCAAGCATCTGGTTTAGAGCAGCGAGGGCGTCTTGAGACGTGGCTGCCGAAGGCACTTCACCTTCTGCCAATTGCCCGATCAGACGCAGCGCACCGTTGATCTGGTCAGCAGCGGTGGTTGCCATGTATTACTCCCGGCGTCGTCGTCGCGCCCTTAATGCGTTATCAGAAGTCCCCGATGCCGACAAGTTTGCCGACACCGGGGATTCTGAATCATCCGGGTCAGAGGGGTCAAACTCCTCCCACCCATGCTCCATATCTTCCCGCGCTTCTAGCACCGAGATTGCTACTTTCTCGCCGTGCTTGTGATGACGAAGGTAGATATTCGGCATATTACGAGGCTACAAGCGGAACGCTGTACCAAGTGGTGCTGTTGTACGCCACCAAAATCGTCGAGGTGACGTTGGTAATTGAGTACGCAGCATCCGGCGACAGCGCGTTGATAGCATCACCCGAAGCCGGGTAAATCTTCAGCGCAGCCGCCGCGTTGTTCTTGATAATGCAAACCAATCCGGCAGAAGCCGCCGGAAGAACAACACCCTTCGTGCCATCAGCAGCCGAAACGAGCGTAAAGCCCGAGGTAACCGCCGCAGCATCGCCTTGTGCCGATCCCGTCGCCGCTACCGTAGCCGACTTAATAAACAAATCGCCGCTTGCCGTGACCGAAGCCGACGACACGCTGCCAGCCGTAAGAGCGCCAGTAACGTTTACGCTCTGAAACTCTGGGTCAGCAAAGGCAACACCAATCGCCTGTGTATTAGGCATATCAATACCCCTTCAGGTTAGCCCCCGGTAGGTTTTCCTACCGAGGGCGTTGCCATTACGAAATGCGGTAGCAGGTCCAAGCGCCGTCGCCGGTCTTGCGAACGCGGAAGTGGCCCGAGGAGGCCGCCGCCACTGCACCCGCACCGACGAGCGTCCAGCCCGTGCCAGTCGCCACCGTCACCGAATCAGAACCCGAGGCGTCAATGTTGATGACGAAGAAGTCAAACGCCGCGTCTACCTTAGAGGCAGACGAAACGTAGGCTTCAACGTCAGCAACCGTCGGCAGCGTCAAGTTGCCAGCCGTGCCGTTGAACGTGAAAAGACCGTTCGACAGTTGAGCAGGCGTCATCGTTGCGGCGGCAGT